GGCGAACCTGATCCGCTCGCCCTGATCGGTAACGAGCGAGTCCGCGTCGACTTCGGCGACGTTGATCGGCTCCCACTCCTGGAGCCGACCCCGGCGGATGATTCGCCGGCAGCCAGGGGTTACTTTGGCGGCGACCATCAGTCGCCGCTCCACCCGTTGCGTGCGCCCCCCATGTGGGCGCACAGCTCCTGATTGCTCAGGCTGGCCAGGTACTGCTCCCGCTGCCGCCGGGCCTCGGCGGCCTCGGCTTGCCGCTGAGCGGAAGCCGCCTCGGCCTCCGCTCGCGTAGCGAACAAGACGTCGCCGGGGAACAGGTCATCGTCGACCGCGTGCCGGAAGAACTTGTTCCCGGCGCGGGCGACAACAACCTCGACCTCGCGGCCGCGGCGGACCTCGGTCCGCCGCTCGACAACGGCAACCTCAACGACCGGGAACTCCCGGCCGTCTGGGACGAGTGCGAAGACGTTCTGTGTCATGCCAATACTGTAGACCATCCGGCTACAGTATGCAACCCCATTCTCTGTGAAATCCGTCACATCGTCGAGATCGTCGATCTCGACGAGAGCGACCAGTGCCGTCAGTACGATCGACGGCATGGCCCGATCGCAAGCGCCGGTCGAACCCCGCACCCGCGCCAACGCCCTGCGCCGCGGAAAGATCACCTGCACCACCACCGTCGGCAAGAACTCGATGCCGCTCACCTGCCCACGCTGCGGGTGGCCTTGCACGCATCTCGTGATCCCGTACTACGACTCCCCGTGGATCCAGTACGGGGGGGTGTGCTGCGAGTGCTGCCAAGAAGCGGCCGCCCACTTCGATCAAGTCGGCTGGCCACCAGATCCCGACATGTGAGATCGATCGCTGATCGGGGATCTACGATTCCCCCTCGATGCGGGAACCGAGCGCCTACTGTTCGATCGGGGCGGGCGTGTGATCCACCGTCTCCGTGTCGGGGTGGAACTCGACGAGTGCGTCTACCCCTTGATCGAGCAGGTCGCCGAGTGGCTGGTGAGCCAAGGGTTCGACTGGAGGACTCTGACGCCACCATCCACCCCCCTGTTCTTCGCTGAGTGGGGACTGGACGCCGCCACCTACAGTGAGTGGCTCGCCAAGGGGGTCGAGGCAAACGTCGTGTATGTCGACGGCAACCCGATCCCCGGTTCGGTGGGTGCCTTGGCCGAGATCGCTGAGGCGGGACACGACGTGATCGTCGTTGCCGATCGCAACGTCGCTGGTGTCGTCGAGATCGCTCGCGCGGCGACGTGGCGTTGGGTCGTCGATCACCTCCTCCCTCGGGTGCCGCTGGTGGGGCTCCTGATCGACTCGGATCAGGGGATCATCGACGCTGACGTCTTCATCGCCGCCTCGATCTCGACATGGGAGGCTCTCGACGCCGAAGGCGAGACGCTGCCGGTCTGGATGGACGCCGCGTGGAACCGTGATCGGCGGGGACTGCGGTTGAGGTCGTGGGGTGACGCTCCCGGCCTGATCGCCGAGCTGACCCACGATCTCGAACCCGTCGACGATGGGGCTCTCTGCGTCAAGTGCGGCGAGTGGTTCTCGGGTGAGGAGATCCGGGCGCGGACGACTCGGATCTGCTCGTCGATCCCGGCTTGAGCGATCGCCGCCGCCGGGGTGCCCCTCGATGATCGGACACAACTGTCGTCGATCATGTGACACATGTCACGCGGGAATTGCTCAAGTTCGACTTGCAAACTGTCGATACTGAGACTACAGTTAGGGCATACGGCCCCACCCGAAGGCGAGCATGGGCTTGCGGACCGGCAGGGGGGGCCGTAGAAACAACCAGGGCGGCGGAGGCCTGGCAACCTCCGCTACACCAGCCAACGGGCAACCGCCCCTGAGTAGTCAGGGCAATCGGGGCAACCGGGGCTGGCGCTCGCGACCGGGACTCGGTACGAGCCACCCGAGCATCCCGGCGAGTCCGAGGGAGACGGACTCCGGCAGCCCAGCCGTAGCGTGCGCTCAAGGCGAGCCACGTAGGGCGGTGAGCCGTGCGCCCCGCACAGGTCCATCCCGCAAGGGACTCGGGTGCGGACGAGCCACGGTTCACCTCGGCCGAGGCGCCCCCGGCCCGTTGGGGCCGGGGCTCTTCGCGTCCGAGGTCAGTTCACCGATCCCGCCATCAACCCGGCGGCGGCGCCGATCGGTGACCCGTTCCCGATCGGCACGGACGCGGCCGATCGGACCGACGCTTTGCTCGATCCACGCCTCGTCAGGAACCGCCACGACCAGTAGGCGGTGTCCACGAGATCGAACGGCTTGATCTTCGGGAACCTCATGAGAGCCGCCTCCAACACGACGTGCGTGCCCTTGAGGTGCCGGATCTTGTGGCGCTCGTAGTCGACCAACATCTGCTGGGCGCGCTCCAGCTTTCCGCCGGTGCCCGCCGACGCCTTCTCCTCGGCGAACCGCGGAGCCGATCCGGTGAGCACACCGGCGTCCCGCAGCTCCTCGCACGCCTGGCGGTAGACGATCTGCCAGGTGTCCCCACCCTGGTTCGTCTCGACCCCGACGGTGCGGGCGTTCCACTCGATCGCCTTGGTGATCGCCCGCTTCATCGCTGCGAGCGGTGTCGTCCGCCCCTCCCACGCCCACAAGCGGTAGATCAGCCCGTCGACCCCGAGGGCGTCGCAGATGATCCCCTGACAGTCGCTCTCGTCGTGGGACGTGACCGCCGGGTCGAGCCACACTACGGCCCGCTGGATCGCCGGCAGCTCGGCTTCGGTGACATGCAGGCTCGCCCAGTCGATGTGATCGAAGATCCCGCCGGTCGGCGCGACCGTCGAGTGCTGGCATTCGGCCAAGAACGCCGACAGGCCGATGTGGTCGAGGAGGCCTTGAGCGGCGTCGATCGGCATCCCCTCCCATGAGGGTTCGCCCCCGACGATCGTGAAGTGGCCGTCTTGGTTCCGCAGCTCCATGTCCCACACGGCCGGGATCGGGCCGGACACGATCCGGTCGTGGAGGAAGTCGGCACGCCCGTCGGCGAGCCGAGCGAAGATCGAGTCGTCGTGGACCTTGTTCTGGATCGCGATCACTGCCAGGTCTTGGCTGCCGGCGGGCAACAGCTTCCTGGTGATCGTGCGGATCTTCTTCTCGGTGGTGCTGCGGCTGTCGTTCTCGGAGTCGATGTCGTCGAGCACCATCAGGTCGGGGCGCATGTCCTCCAACTTGATGCCTCGCGCGGCGCTGTCGAGTCCGACGGCATCCACAGTGAACTTGGACGCCGTTCGGATCCGGTTGCGTCTCCAACCCTTCGACGAGCCGAACTTCCCTACGAGGCGTTCACCGAGTTCGGGATACACGTAGGAGACCTCAGTGGATTCGAGCAGCGCGGCGATGTTGGCGACGTGATCGTCGGCTTGATCTTGCGTCTCGGAGACGTAGAGGCAGTAGCGGCGCTTGCGTCGCGCGCCGAGGGCGACGACACACATCTCGGCGCTCGTGGACTTCGCCCCGCCGCGAGGCCAGATCGCCACGAAGGGGTGGGGCCGCACCCCCGGCTCGATCGACCACGCCCACTCCCAGAACTGGATGTGGTGCCGCCCGAACGGTGCGCTCACGTACTGCGGGGCGATCGCCATGAGCCACATGATCGGGTCGTCGATGTCGACAGCGGAGTGGATCAGGTAGCGGCGGTACTGCTCCCGTTCACTGTCGGTGGCGTAGGCGAGCAGCTCCGGCGGGATGACAACGATCTGCTCTGTCACACCAACAGGGTGTCACACCCTCGGTGTACGATCGAGACACCCACCGTCGATCTCACTCGGTGGGCTCGCAGGATCAACCGCAGCGGCCCGAGACGACGGTCTCCCGTCGCTGGAGATCAGCTCACAGGGGCTCACGTGGACGGCTCTACCGCGACGACGGGGCGGAGAGCGATGAGAACCTTCCCCTGCTCGGTGATCCACCAGTCGTCCACCAACCCTTCGGCGTCCAATGCTTCGAGCACGATCCGGCCCACCTCGATCGAGGGCGCCGAGACCATCCCGCCCGCGGGTTCCCACACCAGCGTGTAGCCGTAACGGTGCGGCTCCCCTCGATCGAGGTGGCCGGCGTCGAGCAAGCAGCGGTAGTCGCAGATCTGCCGCAGGGGCGGCGTCTCGGTCCGGTGGGTGTAGTTGTCGCTCACGGTCTTCCTCCACGCGCGGCGGTCATTCGGTTGATCGCCTTTCCGGGTATCCAGCCTCTCCGGGCCATCAGTCGAGCGCTTCGCAGATCTGTCGGGCGATCGCTTCGCGGTCGCGCCGGACGATGATCGAGCGAGCGTCCTCCTCGGGTATGCCGCGCTGCACAAGGCGGCGCACGATCTCGGAGTCGCTCAGGTCGTCGAGATCGGCGGGGTCCATACGCCGAGCGTACCGATCACCCCGGACACTCTCACCTGTCGTCGATCTTGTGACACATGTCACGGGTTTTGGGTTGCATCATCTCCCACGATGCTGTAGTATGTTCGTATACAGCAAGGAGCGGAGATGGAAACCAAGAGCAGCACCCGCCAAGGTTCAAAGGTTGCCCTCATCATCGAGAGGGCATACCGGGGTGAGGACCCCAATGAGGTCCGCGTCACCCGGCAGGTGATGCAGGCCACCGTCGTCAGCGGCGTCGTCCGTTGGGACTCCAGCGGGCAGGTGCCGCCGCGCGACGTCCTGGCGGTGATGCTGGACACGGGGGGCATCACCCCCGACGAGCACTCCGCCTCAGTGGAGGCGCTGGACACCGAGACGGCGGCGTTCATCGCCGCCTACCGCAAGGCGGCCAGCCGGCCCGATGCCGAGGAGCTGCACGAGATGCGTGCAGCCTTCGGTGAAGGGGCCGAGGTCGTCAACGTCGTCACCGGGCGGGCGACGCGGCTCTGAACCGCAGAGCCGCGCGACGCGGCTCGCGCGACGCGGCCCTAGCGGCACCCCTCGCGCGACGCGGCCTCGCGCGACGCGGCCGACAAGTGACGCCCCCCCTCGCGCGACGCGGCCGACGCGCGACGCGGCCGACGCGCGACGTCCCCGTTCGACGAGCCGGCGCGACGCCCCCTTGCCTCGCGCGACGCGGCCGGCGCGCGACGGTCCCCCGTGAAGCCCCCTCGCGCGACGCGGCCGGCTCGCGCGACGTCCCCTCGCGCGACGCGTCCCTAGCGACACCCCCTCGCGCGACGTCCCCTCCGATCGGCGATCGGCCGTCTCGTGGCGCCTAGTCCCCGAGCACCTCGACGCCGGCGGCGCAGCCGAGACAGACAACGGCGTACACCTCGGCGACGGACACAAACGGGAACTCGGCGCTCACATTCTCGATCGTCGTGTAGAACTCACCGAGCTGGAACGCTTCGCCACACTCGATGCAGGCGAGCCCGTCCGGCCAGAGATCGTCCACCTCCACCGGGTACACTCTGGTCGTCATCGGGCAGTCCGTGGCGTGCCTGATCGCCAAGACGTCCGCCGAGGACACCCAACCGCCACCGCAGTACCGGCAGTGATCGTCGCAGCGGTCGGCACCGCAAGCCGGGCACGGCGGCGGCTTCGGACGCGTCCGCATCGCCAGACGGTAGAGGATCAACGAGAACCAAAGTCGGATCCGCTCCGAGCGGATCACCGCGGCGCGCGACGCGCGGCGTCGGCTCGCGCGACGCGCGACGCGTCCGGCACCCGATCTCACCGTCCCACCTCGGCGACCGCCATCCGGGGGATGCACTCCTCGAAGTCCCCTTCGTTCCAGACCCGCACCGGGATCGGCCCGGTGATCGGACCGTAGTCGCCCAACTCCTCCAAGAACTCGGCGACGTCCATGCCTTCGGTCACGCAATCGAGAACGTGGTGCGTTACCCAGCATTCGTCGCGAGGGACCCACACGCCACGATCATCCCGGTACCAGGTGGCGCAGCCGTTGGCAATCGGCGAAGCGGCGAGGCACTCGAAAGCGAGGGTCAACCCGTGTCGCAGTCCGACGTGCAGCAGGTGCGGCTCCACGCCCCCGATCCTACGACCCACCCTGGACGCTCCCGCAGGGGCCGCGCTCCACACCCCTCGGCCCGATCGGCTCCACCGAGACGCTGTGCTGGGCGCACAGATGCTGGTGCTCGTTGGTGACCACGATGCAGCCGCCGTCCACGGTGAGGCACGTCACGGCCGGGACCTCCCACCCGACCGTCGCGCACACCGAGCAGTAGGCGCCTGGATCGCCGGGCAGCGTGTGGCGTGTCACCCCCGGCCCCGATCCACCCCGGCCATCTCTCGGAGAGATAGCCGCCCGGTCTCAGCCCGGCGATCCTGGAAACACTGTCTGCCCACCGTCCACAAGTCGATCTCTCGCAGAGATCGACTCGGCGTCCTCGACGACACTCGCATCCACCACGCCCGGCAAAACACCACCACCAGTGGGCGCGTCACCACGCTCCGCGGCCTCTTGCGCGCGACGCGCCAACGCCAACGCCAACCCCTCGATCGTGGTCACATCCACCCCATGCACCACCCGCACATCAACCGGCCCGCCATCAGCCCCCGTCAACTCCACCGTCGCCCGATCCTTGCGGCCCCACCGCTCCGGGTTCTTCCGCTCCCGCACCCACGCGGCCGCGGTCCACGATCCCTCCTGCGCTGCCTTGCGGATGAGTGCGAGATCGGCGACTTCGGCGTCGGCTTCGGCTTTCTCGACTGCTTCAAGGAATTCCTGGTATTCCGGTGGGGATGATGGGTCTTCGCCCATTTTCAGCCAGTTCCGGAAGGTCTGGTAGGAGACGCCCGCGTACCGGCAGGCGACTTCGCGGTAGTTGCCGCCTCGGAGCGCAGCGAGGATCTTGCTGCGGGTTTCTTCGGTGAACTTGGATGGTCGTCCCACTGGTGCGTTGCGTCTGCGTTGAAGGGGGTCTTCGCCGAGGTCGGGGAGCTTGTCGAGCAGGTTCATGCTCGGGCCTCACAGTTGATACCCGCAGCGCGGGCAGGTCAGGCCGGAGGTTGCTTCACGCGGTTCTGGTTCGGGGTCGTCGGGGTCGACCGATCGGGCCTGGCCGCCGATGTAGGCGAGCAGGTCGTCGAGATCCTGCTCCGTATAGGACGCGGCCTCCAGGAGCGCGGCGTCGGCGTCACGCACCTCGCTGAGCATCGCCGCTAGGGCTTCGTGGTCGTAGCGGCCCAGATCGCTCGTGCGGTTGTCTGCCAGCGCGAACGCCTTGGCGGTGGCGTCGTCGTCGTCGGTGAACACGACGGCGATCTCGGTCCAGCCGAGCGCCACCGCGGCGGCATGCAGGTGGTGGCCGGCGGTGATCGTCCCGTCGGATGTCGCCACGATCGGTTTACGCTGCCCGAACCTGGCGAGGCTCCGTTTCACGGCCTCCACGTCGCCTTTGCGTGGGTTGCCGTTCATGGGGCGCACCGTGTCGATCGACACGGCCAAAGGTTGCAGCCCCTCGATGATCCACGCGGTCTGTGTCGTCACCGGTCAACATCATACCTCAGGCCGGTTGTTCGACAGTGGGCCACGTCACGTCGATCACGAGGTTCCGCACCGGCCACTCCTCGCGGGGAATCGGGTCCACCGGGTTCACGACACGGGCGGTGATCTCCCCGCCCGCCACGATCCGGATGTGGTCACCCCGGTTCTCCCACCCGACCGAACACGGGAACGTGACCTGCCCGGTTTCCCAGTCCACGCAGATCAGGTACCCGTCACACGACCGGCTCGGACACGGACCCGACCCGCCGAGCGTGATGCCCCGGATCGTGCCGGACCGGCTCAGCACCGGGATGCCCGCCGGGGCCGGATCGCTCCAGAAGAACGGCGGGCGGTTTGCCCGAGGCCAGCGTCCGCCCTGAACCTTCGACCTGGACATGTAGACAACACTACCACACGTACCGGACGGCCAGCGGGGCCGCGTTCACAGTTTCATCCCCAACCGGGTCTCGAACGCTGCCAGCGCCTCATCGACCATACCGAGACGCTCACCGTCACCCCACGGCAAGTTGAACTCGTGCTCGATCATCTTGCGGATCAGATGCTTGTTGCGTGCCTTGGGTTTCGTGCAGCGGACGAAGTGCGACGCCGAGACCGTCTCGATCTCCACTGAACGCCACAACTGGGAGCACAAGTGCCTCAGCTCGTCGGCGGTGTGGTACTTGGTCACCATCACCCGGCCGGTGGCGATCGACGACAGCACCGTTGCCGGTTCCGGCCCCGGCAACCGCAGATCGTAGTCGCGGAACCGCGAGTTGCGTTTCCCGGCCTTGAAGTTGCGCCACTCCGAAGCCCCGAGCCCCGGAGTTGTGATGTAGACGGCGGTGTCGCGGTCACACAGTGTGTGAGCCAAGGTCAACAGCCGGAAACGATCCACCTCGAACGGCACCTGGTTCAACACGGCGGAGATGAACACCGAGTCGAACGGGATCCCCTTGGCGATCTCGGCCAGGAACAGCCGGGTCATCTCCCGAGTCAACTCCCGGTTCGGCCGGCGCTCCCCGTCCATCACGTACGGCTCGAACGCCACCGACCGGATCCCGGCGCGGGTCAACAGCCCCGTCTCGATCAGGTGCCCCGCCCCGAGATCGGCGACATAGGTGCCATGCACCTTCTTCCAGGCCTCGGCGTCGTCAGGGTTCAAGATGTCGAACTCGTTGGACCAGATGCCGGGGCGCACCCAGTGGACGAACCCGATCCCGAGGTGCGTGCGAGCCCGGTTGTGGTTCAACCACACCGACGCCCGCAGGATGTCGTCGAGACCGGACAGGTCGTACTCCATCGACAGCTTGTTCAACGCCAACGCCATCAGATCGGTGTCGCCGTCCACTCTCACCACCGGCCACTCGTCCCGTTCGAGGATCGCGGCCGCGACGAGCCGCTGCCGGCCGCACACCACGCGGTTGGCCTGGTCGACAACGAGCGGCATCTCGATCCTGTAGGGCGGGCGGGCCAGGGCGCGAGGCCCCTCGAACCCGTCCTCGCCGAGCGACACGTCCGGGTTCGCTGCGAGCAGCACATCGACCTTCTCCCGCTCGATCCTCATGCACGGCCAGCAGTCCGGGTCGTCGATGTCCACCTCGGGCATCTCGATCAGTCGGCCCACCAGCGCCGGCAGATCCAGCCCCTCGGCGAGTCTCGTGAGCGCCCGTCGATCGGGGGTGTCGTTGGTCGCGAGGTTGAACAGCATCAGCCGCCCGGCTCGCAGCAGGTTGTCCCCCGGCGGCAGCCGCAGCACCGGCACCCTCGTCGCCCCCAGCATCCTCGCCGCTTCGGAGCGTTGATGCCCAGAAGCGATGATCCCGTCTTCGTCAGCGAAGATCGGGAGGACATGCCCGAACCGCGACAGGGACATCGCGACAGCCTGGAGACGTTCCCCCACCTGCCGGCGCGGGTTCAACGGGTCGGGCCGCAGATCGGCGAGGTCGACGATCTCAACGTGCATAGCGGTCACCTCGCCGAGCGATGTCCAGCGACTCGGGTGGGAGCCCGAGCCGTTCAGCAGCGATCAGGCCTGCTCGATGCAGATCCCGGCCCGCTTCCCGCATGATCTCGTCGTACAGCGCCTTGTACGCCTCGATCGTGACACGAGCCCTCAGATCACCGAACCGGAACAGGATGATCTTGTCCTCCGACAGGACACGATCTGGATCCACCACCTCCCGGTCGGCTTTGAGCCCGAACCGCTCGTACGCGGCGATCGGTTCGACCTCCTTGGGGGGCCGCTGGTTACCGGTCGCACGGGGCGGATCGGGGTCTTTGGCGTGGAAGGGGATGTAGTCCTCGGCATCCGGGGGGAGCGTCGCCAAGATCTGGTCCACGTCGAACCCGGCGGCCTCGACCAACCCGATGTCGTTGTCAGCCACCTCCAGGAGCAGCGCGTCCAGCTCGGCGTCGTCGTAGTCACCGAGATCGTGGGTCCGGTTGTCCGCTAGTGACCACGCGATCGCTGTCTGCTCGTCGTCGTCCACCACGATCGCTGCGACCTCGGTCCACCCCAGTTCGATCGCGGCGAGCAGCAGGTGGTTGCCGGCCGTGACCTCCCTCGTCGCGGCTCGCACCACGATCGGCCGCCGCTGGCCGAACCTGGCCAACGACTTCTTGATCGCCTCGACGTTGCCTCGGCGAGGGTTGCGTTCCAGTGGACGCACCGAATCGATCGGCACGGCGAGATCCCGGAGCCCCTCCACGATCATCGCTCGTCCTCCACGACCATCCCGTTCCACCTCATGTCGGCATTCCATTTCTTCCATTGTGGCGGTTCTGGGTTCTTCGACCTCGGCGTCGGCAGCTTACGTGGGGTCACCGGGGTCGACGCCCGTCTCGGGGCGGCCGGCACCTCGGCCGAGGTGCCGTGGGATCCCGTCTCGGGATCGGCAACCGGGGCGTCCTCGCCCCGATCGGGACGAGCCCGGAACGGCATCAGCCGTGACACCGATCCACCGTCACCCGTGTGGACCTCGGCCTCCCCTGAGGCGCCGACATCGTTGGCCCCGCACTCGACGCCCGACGGTCGGGTGTCGTCCTCAACGTCGGTGGAGTCCTTGATCGTGATCGCCGGGTCGCCCGGCCCGAACGCCAACACCTCGATCACCGAGGTGGTTGGCTGCGCCGGGTCAGCGGTCCATGCGCTCTTCCAGTCGACACGGAGACGCGTCGCAACAACAGCACCGGTCCCGGCGGCCACGATCAGAGCGACGATGACGATGACAGTGAGCATCTACCCCCCGCGACGTGGAAGTGTCGCTGATTATCCTACTCTCTCTGACGGGTTGGGGTTGGGCGATCACTGTCGCCCCGCAACCCCGGCAATCCAGCTCGGCGTGGTCGCCCCGGATCCGCACGTTCTTGACGTTCGGGTAGACCAGAACAACCCGGCAGTTCAGGCAGAAGGGAGGCAACGCCGCTCTCAAGTCTGAGCCCGGAGCGCTTCGCTCACGGTGTTGAGGAACTCCGCGATCGGTTCGGCGTCGAGAACGTTCCCGTGTGTCAACTTCTCGGCGATATAGGACGTGGCGAAGTAGCCCGGCAGTCCGACCGGGTAGCACGCCCGCCAGTCGGGCAGCGACAGCAGCCACTGATCCCAGAACACCTGCTCTTGGTCCGCGGCGAGGAAGGAGAGCACCAGGACGTAGCGGAGCCCGTTGCCTGGTTCGACGACAGTGACGATCACCCGCTCCCCGCGGCGGATGGCCGCGGCGGCCCGCGCACCGGCCTCGGCGATCTTCTCCTTGACGGCAGGACGCATGGCGTTCCTCACGTGGTCGCCTGCCGCGACGGGGGCAGGGTCACCCGGTCGGCGACGTCGAGCACGCCCCGGTCGTTGAGCACGTTCTCGATCGCCGACAGCTCGGCGGCCCTCACCACGAAGTCGATCCGGTTCTCGAACTCCCGAGACCGGTTTTTAATCATGTCAATGAGGTAGGCGCGCCGCGCCACAAGGCGCGGTGTGTCAATGTTATGCGCCCGGTTCCTCTTGACGGCGGTGGTTACTGGAACTACCTGAGTCATGTAGACGAGTATACCACACTAACGGGATGTGTCAACTCGGCGCCCACACCACACTCGACCAGCGTGATCCCC